TTATTGTCAAATGCTACGTTACCATAACCTTTCCATACACCGTGTTTGTTAACCATGATATCAACTTGACTTGCAGTTGAGTAGAACCATGTTGTTCCGTCTGTTGGTGCAGTTGCAGGAGCGCCTAGGCTAGCTGTATAATACAACTCATTCCAGTTACTCAATCTTGTAGCATAGTTAGCTTTAGGCATACCTGAATGATAAGCAACTGATGTAATTACACCACCACTTACTGTTTGTACGCTTAATACTAAATTGTTTACTGTATCAACGCCTGCTAGTTCAGAACCAACGAATGTTAACAAGTCACCAACAGCATAGTTATGACCACCTGAAGTTAGGTTGAATGTATAGTATCCAACTTTGTTTGTAATGCTGAATGTTGCACCACTACCTGCCCCGTTAGTTGTATGTGTAGCTGTTGTAGTAGTAAATGTGATTGGGTGAGGGATTGCGTTTGTTCCATTAGTGAAACCTAATTGAGAAATCAATCCGTTAGAAATACCAGAAGTACCTAAATCACTAAGAAGAATATCACCACCCAATGTGTGAGTTAAAATAATTTCACCTGCAGCACCAATAGAAGCTGTTGTATTTGGAATATTTGTAGCTTGCCATGCAGTTACAAAAGTTTCTGCATCACCGTGGAATGTGAAGCTATATTGTGTGCTGAATGTGCTTACACCTGGTGTAGTTACTGCTACGTTTAATGTTTTTCCTGGAGAAGAAACACTTACGTTTGTAGCTGTACCAATTGCAACAGTTGCGCCTGTATTACCTCTTACATAGTAAGCGATACCTGCAGGACCATATGTTTGGTTACCAGTAACTTGCACAACTGTTCCTGTTGGAATAGATTGACCACCTGATGTATCTAATCCCGGTAATACAGTATCTAATGTATCAAATGTGTTTACTGCAACACTTGCAAATGCTTCATTTGTTGCACTGTATTGCGATAGAACAGTGTTTAGACCTGAACCAGTAGCACTTGTTTTTACCCATACAGAACCAGTTGGGTGAGGTGCAGCTTGACTATTTGTCCATAGAGGCATACCTGAACTTGGAGCAAATACTGCGTCAGCAGCATAGTATGTTTGACCTGAAGTAATTCCCAAATCTGTCAATGGTGTATTTGATGTATTAGCCAAAGTCAATGAACTGTTAGTACGTACTGATGATACGCTGATAACTAGTCTGCTTGAAGAATCAACACGCGCGGTTAAATCACCAATTCCCAAATTATTAATAGCACTAGCGACAGTATAAACTGTATCACCATTGCTGATAGAAATTGTGCGTGAGAACAAGTTGTTAATGTTAATGCTGAATGCACCTGAGCTTAGTGAAGGATTGCTTGCAGCTCCTACGATTGTTGGGATACCAGATTTCCATCCTTGTGATCCTAAAATTTCCCAAGTGTTTAGATATGTTTTGTAGAAATATGTACCTGTGTTATTTGACAAACCATTTGAAATTTGATCAGGTAAAACTGCATAAGAACCAATTGAACCTACCGAATCTTTAGGATATCCTGAGTTTGTATCAATATATGCTGTGTCAGTGATAACGATAGGGTTGATACTATTGAAGACACCAGAAGTTGCATTGAATTCAAAAATTCCCCATGTACTTGATGTCGTGTTCAACCAATATGTTCCACCTACAGGCTGACCGACTGGACGATTTAATGTACCCACTAATGATCCTAGATCAACGTCTGCACGTAAGATATAGCAACTATTTGTTACGCCCATTAATGACCATGCTGCCAATAAACCATATTCATTTAACTCATACCCTTGAATAGGAGTACCGTTAGAAGTTTTATAGAAGAATGGACTACCAAACAATGTAAGAATGTCTTTTTGACTTGTAACTTGATATAGTTTGTTAGCGTTTGCTTTGATTGTTCCTGCAGCTACAGCACCAGTTGTGCTTGTTGCATTTGCTTTATTCTGTGCAGTTGCTACAACTAATAGCGGAACTGAACTTGAGGCTGCTGGTAAATATTGACTTTGATCCTTAATACTTACCTCAATGCCCGGTGATGATAATGCCATGTTAATTTCCTTTATGTTATGATTATGAGGGTTAACGCCCTAGTACGTATAGATATTTAGCGAAATTTTATAAAAAGACCCAATTAGCGTGCCTTTAAAGGTCTTCTGCATAAATATCACATGAGACCAATATGCAAGACTTGCAACAAGAACCTATGTGCGATTAATTATATCCGTAAGGAAAAAACGTACTATCGCAGTACGTGTGATGAATGCGGTCGTAAAAAGAATAAACTTAAACCAAGAAAGCCAAATTGGCAAAGTGGTACATACAAGAAAAAAGCCACATGTGACTTATGTGGCTTTAAGGGGTTGTTCACTAGTCAACTAACAGTGTTTCATATTGACGGGAACTTAGAGAACATTAACATGACTAATTTAAGAACTATCTGCCTAAACTGCATAGAGGTAGTGAAACGTAAAGAGGTTACGTGGCGTCGTGGTGATCTAACAGTTGACTAATACGATTGTGCAATTCATCAATCGTTCCATTGTTGTCTAGGTAATAATCATACTTTAATCCAACACTAGAATACTCACTAGCATGTACTTTTAGTTTGTCTAGTTTAGCTTTGCTCAGTGCCCACATGGGATTACCGTTTGGTCCCTTGTTATATTCAACTGCTGCACTATACCATTCAGGATCGTCTCCCCTAGATACTCGTACTGTGATGCCACCTGCATCTTTGATAGCTTTAATCTCGTTAGCAAAACGACAGTCGGTGATGACAATATCATCCTTTGCTTGGCGTAGTTTATTCTCTACGCTTGCTACCCAAATATCATCGTGAAAGCCTTGACGACAGACTTCTGTGCCCCAATATTGTAGTATCCAACGAGGTGTGATATCTTTACCTAGTCGTTCACTCCACCAAGGGTCTACTTGTTCACGCCATTGACGACTGCTTTTTGTCGTACCCTCTAGTAATTCTCTGTCCCAACCAAAGATTGCTGCTACTGCATCTTTGAGACTGGCTGCAAAACTAATGCGCTTAAACTTATGATGTGTGCAAAGATAGTCTGCAATCGTATCTTTACCATTTCCAATCAACCCGGTAACACCTATAATCATATAAAAAACCCTCGTAATACTTATTATATTACAAGGCTGTGACAATAAAAAGTGTTTAGGTTATTTACGATGTAGTTCGTACTGAATATCCATACCAGTATCCATACGATGTGATGAGTATCCAATTGAGGAAGCATAGCGTTGCACCATTCTGTCATACAACTTAGCACGACTTTCTGGGTTCTGACCTTTTTCTACTTCCTTACTTGCTGTAAAGTGTAGTTGGTCGGGGTGAACTTTGTCAACAAACTGTTTTATAGCTTCCAATACAGTAGCGAATATACGTTGAGCATCACCATCACCAGTAACACCTATACTGTTGTTACGCCAGAACTCGACTTGGTACCTGTCAGGATAATCATGGTCTCTAGTGAATCCAATTTCTAATCGCAATCTAGGCGCAAGAGCATCCCAATCACCGTACTCACCTTCTTCCCATTTGAAGTTATATGGGTTAGTAAATGCTTCGGTAATACCTTGCGTTACAAATTGGACATTCAATTTAGCATTTGCCCATAAAGGATTCTTAGGATCCATTCTTTGTTGTAGCAACCATATAGCAGATACTCTATGTGCCCCATCTTCAAACTTACCGTCCAACACTATTATAGGTGGCAACTTTGATAAACTCTCAGGATGTTCTTTTAGGTAAGTAGCGTATTCTATTACCTTCTTAGTAACACCCCAACTGTAATCTTTAGCGTCCCAATCATCAACTACATTGTTGTAGTAGGGCAAGCCTGGTACTGACGAGATTAATTGCTTTACAGTCATTTGGCGAGTTTCTATCTTTGCGTCAGGTCCAAATTGCTTTGGCGCTCCTGAACTTGGTCCAGGTTTAGGTACATCTTCCCAAACTTTTTTATCTTGCCAAAGACCTTGACCGGCTTGACTTTGTGCATGACTACGAACAATAATTATACCACGCTTTTTAGCAATATTCTTAGCCAAGTTATACATAGATGTAGCAATACCTTTACGCTGATAGTTGTCATCTACTTCAACATCAACTGCATACCATTGTGTTTCATCATCTTCTGTAGGTTCAAAGATTACATGCCCTACTTCTTTGTCACTCAAATACGCACGAACAATAATACCTTCGCCAGTCCAACCTTCATACGGTTCGGGTTCTAGTTTTAGATTATTTTCCTCAAACTCTTTCAGAGGTTCAAATTGCTTTGGCGCTTTTGAACCGAAGACATCTTCCCAAACATTACCTTCTTCACCGCGGTTTTTGTCCCAAAAGTGTTTACCATCATCTGTCTGATCGGGACTACGATGTATTTCATATCCTTTAGATTTAAGGTAATCATACATTACCTTTGCAATGCCCTGACCTCTGTAACGGTCGTCAACTTGTAAATCTTGCGGGTCTAGTTCACTACCGTCACCTATGTTCATTCTAACATGACCTAGTACTTTGTTACCCCAGTCGTCAAGAGCCTGTAGAATCAACTCATGGTTGTCTACTTTAAGTTTCATATTGATACCCTCAAACTCTTCCAAAGGATATTGTTTATATTCAACAATGAACTCACTTGCTCTCATATTATCCAATGACCCATGTTAGTGGTTGTGAATAGTCAACATAGCGTTTCAAATCTTCTAACAGTTGATTTTGTTGTGCTAGACCTTCAGCTTTTAATGCGGTACCATTCAATGTGGATCCCCCACCAGGGCCTGCAATAGTTCCAAATTTTTCACGTGCTTCACCGATAATCATTTTGATAGTTGATAATGTAAAGTCACCCAACCAAACACCTGCACCCGGATCTTGTAATAGTTCAGCTTCAGGGCGTTGTATGTCAGCCCAAACAAGAATCTGTTCCCCCGATCCCTTTGTATCTCTAACTAAACGAATCTGTTTAGTAACAGGGTTAAAGGTATAAATCATATAACCACCAAACATACGTGCGGCTAATTCAATATATCCTGCATAGAAATCGTATGTAGCTAATCCACCTGAGTAGTTATAATTCAATAGGTATGTGTTTAAGATAGCACTGGAGAATGGGTCAAAGCTACTAGAACTAGGGCCAGTTTCTAACCCAATCGTTCTGCGGAAAACTTGACGGACATTAATAAATTCTTGTGGTAGGGTATATGTATCAACATGCTCCGCTAGGCTCATTAATGTGTATGATTCCATAGTAGCATTTTGCGCTCTTTGACGATAAATTTTAATGGCATATTGATATGCTGCTTCAAAATGCTCTGGATCTGCTTCAATATCAACTATACCTTCACCCATACGATATCGTAAGTTTTGAAATAATTGATCTTTTAATTCTTGTAGGTTCATTATACTCTCCGGATACATTATTTATCGGAAATTCTATGAGTTTATTTGTATCGGAGTTGTGTTATATATTCTTAGGCAATGGCGAGTAGATATAAACCTACCACACCAAAACATTCTTGAGGAACTTAGGCGACGATGAATTCAAATATTACAGTGGAGGATTGTCTATGTCTCACTAACCCGTAAAGGGAATTTGCTGCATTCGCTGTTATGATAACACATGATTCATCGGGAAGTGTTATCCAGCCCAAAAGTATCTATCGCAATTACTATCTTTTGGCATTCTTAAAGTGTATTACTACATCACAACCGTTAAGATATAGGAAACGTTACTTGCAGTGGCAAGGCGTTTAGGCATCCAAATGGGTAGTCCTATAAATTAGATGTTAGTCGTCATCACTCTACCGTCACTGTGGTTAGGACGGGTTATAGCCATATTTCAAGGTACTGGGACACCTATAAACTAATAATAAACGGGCACTGTGGCCCGTTTTAATTAAATATCACCCTGTTGACGATTTTCAGAATAGTGAACATCAAAAGTGCCACCTGGATAGCGACTTTCTAGTTTCTTAACATTCTCTGCAATAACTTCGTTAGGGTCAAGATTCAATGCACGGCATGCATTGATCCAGTACCACATCACATCTCCTAACTCCCTAATCATATGAAATACTGCTGCGTCATCGAGCGGCTTACCCTGAAAAATGATTTTCTTGGGCACTTCAATGAACTCGCCACTTTCTGCGGCAAGACCCATACATGCAGTGATAAGCAACGGGACATTGATATCAGGTCCATGACCCTCGTTTTCAACATAGTTACCATCTAGGTAATCTAAGCGATTCATAAATGTTGTTAAGTCATTACTAGCCTGACTAGTAACTGCCTCAACGAACCCCTGATATTTTGTTAAATCAACTTGATTTGTCATTTGAAATTTCTCTCCATAAAAATTGTAAACATTTCTTTCGCACCTTCTGTACCCATATGTTGAGTAAATAAATCGCAAGCAGTGACCATCATAGAACTAGCCATCATTAATTGGTCTTTATAGTCATCACACATCATAAGTTGTTGCTCAATTGGCTTCATCAACTCATCCATTCTTGCTAATTTTTCTTCCTGTGATCTAGGATCAATCATTCTTCAACTCCAAAATGTTCTTTTACAAATTTGCCAATACTTTGCCATTTTTCTCTAGTAGCATCAGCATTATCGGCAACCTCAGCACATTCACGAATCAATAACTCAGCGAACTTTTCAATTTCATTCATACAAATCAACCCAATGCCAACACCGTAAGGTTTGGTCTCAGTCAGCAATTCTCGAATTCGGTTGTTCATCTATATGTCTTTCTCAAAACTTTAACACTATACTGATTGCAACAACTACAGGTCCTAGTTTGCAAGTCAACATTGTATGCGCCCTCAATACGATTCATGGGCTTACTCCACTGAGTCCACCTATGTACACCTAAGTAGCACCACACACTTTTAATAAGTAGTGGTTCTTCCTTTAGTGTCCTAAAAGTGTTTTCAGCTTCGTTCATTATTACACCTTGTCAATCAAAAGCATCGCAGGATTAGCATATTCTCGTTGAATCGGCCATTAGGAGTCGCACTGACTGCTTTAATGTCTTTGAAATACTTTCTTGCGGCAGGCTTAGAACCCATGATTTCCTTAATTTGCTCACCTGGCTTTCTAAGAGTTTTGATTTCGGAAATATTTGTGTCAAAACCAAGTAAAGCGTTGCCTTTGACCGTGAAACTCTTTGAGTATTCATCGGCGATATAGTGGTGAAGTTTACGCTTTGCTGTGTCGTAAACCCATGCTTCACTAGCTCCGTGTAATTTAGTAGGGTGTACTGATACGAGGTCAAGTTTATTGACTGCATCTTTGAATTCCTTTAAGTATTTAAGTTTAGCAACAATCTTCTCAACAGGAACTGCTTTGCGTTTGCGCGGAGCCTTGCTTGCTTTCTTAATTGAGATATAACTGTTCAAGTCACCAATGACATTCTCAATGAATTTAAGAATGTTACGCAACTGAATTTTACCTAGATTACCATAGGATTCTTTGAGTTCACGGTCGTCAGTTTCAGACAACATTTCAAACTCTTCCTTTTTCGCTTTCCAGATTTCTAAGATAATTGGGATATGCTGTGACATGACATTGTATTTTGCAACAACATCAACTGTTTTCATTGAGGTCTTGCCGTCAACGTAAAACTCGTCAAACATACCCTCAAGTTCACCTGCTGCCTCACGTGCTTTTTCTCGCATGATTTCTTGCACATTGGGACGATTGGACACAACTTCCTCTTTTTCGACAACTTCAGGTTTGTTGACTAACTTAACCAATCTCGAAATTTCATTCTCAAGTGTCAATTCTTCGTGTTCACTCAACTCAAGCCCGCGCAAATTCATGCGGGCTAGCCAACAAAGTGTCATCAGGAATTCACTTTCATGGACCCTACGGACCTTTTTGGCTTCGTCAGAACGGCTATGTAGTTCTAAGTACTGACACAATAGTTCTTTTGCATCTTTTTTAGCATAGAAGTGATGGTACCATGTAAAAGCACGGGTAAGTGCAATAGTACGGTCTTCATTTTGTGGCTGCATGGGGAAGAAAGGTTCGTCCCCTGTGTATTTTGTATCTGCATGTTTTGGGTTCAGTGCTTTAACAAAGTGATCGCCTGTAAGTTTCGGCTTGCGAGTTGCCATGTATGCTCCTATTAACAATGTATCAATTATATATGAGATTCCATTTATTGTCAAGTGTTTTGTGGTAATACTTTAGTCATAAATACAAGACAATTGGATCAAACTATGCCAAGACTCTCGCTTTATAGGCCAACCAAATCTAACGACTTCAAGTTCCTTGATAGAACAATCAAGGAAATGTTTACTGTTGGGGCCACAGATTTATACATTCACAAATATTTGGGTCCCTCAAATCAGGGCACAAGTACCGATTTAACACAACCTCAAAATACTACACTTGATCCTACTAAAATTCAAGACTTATTGTTTTTAGAGAACCGTGATAGAACTTACGCACCTGACATTTATATATTACGTGGGCATTACAACGTTCAGAACCTAGACTTTGATTTAAGTCAGTTTGGATTGTTTCTAAACAACGATATTATCTTTATCACAGTACATTATAATGATATGATTGATACTGTGGGCCGTAAGTTGATGGTTGGCGACGTGTTTGAACTACCTCACTTAACTGACTATCATCCATTGAATGAAACATTGCCAATTGGATTACGTAGATACTATCAAGTAACCGATGCTAACTTTGCTAGTGAAGGATTTACACAAACATGGTATCCGCACTTGTGGCGTATCAAGTGTGAACCACTAGTTGATAGTCAAGAGTTTAGCACAATATTAAGCCAACCAATTAACAAAGATAACTATCTTGGTAATTGGAATAGTAATAGTACGTATGTTGCAGGTTATACCGTTACGTATGGTGATAAAACATACACGACACTAGGTAATATTCCAGCAGGTACACCTTGCACCGGTGCGGCATACTCAAATACAGCTACATATAGTTCAGGATCAATGGTCACTGAAAACGGTATCACCTATATGGTCAATGGTAGTCCACCTTTTGGAACTCCTGTAACCAACGCAACATATTTCACACCTATGTGGCAATTGAGTAGTGCTGATAATCTATCAGACATTATCAGTCGTTACAACACAAACATTGCTATAAATGATGCCGCAATTGCAGAAGCAGCACGATTGGTACCTAAAAATGGGTACGATAGAAGTCAACTATATCTTGTACCAACAATTGATGCACAGGGAAGTCAACCTGCTAATCCAGTTAGAATTTTAAGTAATCCAAATAGTCCTACTCCAATTAGGGGTGAACTTGCTTTAGTCTACAATCCTAAATATAAAAATCCTAGTCCAGCAATTCGTATCGGTGCTGCCGCACGTAAAGAATTGTTTAAACTAACAGAAGATGATATAGTTGCATTGCAAGAATTTGTTAAAGTCAGCATTCAAGAAGCAGAAATTCTTCCTGAAAAAACTGATACTGGTTCTGGATTAGTTGACTCAACACCCGTACTTAAAATTAAAGCTACAAGTGTTATCACAGAACCATACGGTACAGCAGATAATACATATTCGCATACTGACCAATATCCAAGTATTTACTTGATAGCAGCACAATCTATACCAACTGGTTCTACTGTGTTGCATGTACAACAAGCAATTGATCCATTGAACTTAGATACATATTATGATGAAGTGGGTTCATTGGATTTAGATATCAACGCATCACTATCAGAAACAAACGGCGCGACTACAGTTATTGATGCATTTGCACCTGGTACATTACTAGCAGGATATGATGCAACTGCTAATACAATTACAGTTAGCAAGCCAACTATTGCAAATATCCCAGTAGGTGCGACCATTACATTGGGTGCAAGTTTCACTGGCAACCCAATACAGCAAAACGTCATGGATTATCGTGCTGACGCTGATCCTAGATTTGCATATATCAAACAGTTTACTCCTCAAGGATTTGGTTATACTAATGGATATTTAATCGGTGATGGTACTGCTCCAAACGGACTACCAACTGGATCAGGAATAACATTCCCGACTAACCCTAATTTAGGCGACTATTTCTTGCGTACTGATTATCTACCTAATATCTTATACAGATATGATGGTACATTATGGGTACGTATCGGTGTTAATGTTAGAGCACAAGCAGGTCCTACATCAAGTGAAACATTGATGGGATCATTTGTAAATAACACTGCAACAACTACATTGACTGATGGTACAACAATTCCACAGCAACAACCTCTTTCAAACATCTTAAAAATACAAGTAGATTAAGAGTTATCTAAAGGTACCCATGCTTTTCAACAAGAAGAAAATAAACAAAAAGCTAAAGAAGCACAACAAAAAATGTTAGCTAACAAAGAACACCCTTTTAATAATGCAGATAGAATAGATCCTAACAAAATAAAAATGTACTGTAGCGTGTGCGATAAGGAAACTACTCTTCCTGCATTTAAGCGATTTCACAAGCACTAAATAGTTAAAAGGTACTATATGGCAGCATTCTTCTACGATAATCAAATCCGTCGTTTTTTAATTCAATTTGGTCGCATTTTTTCCGACTGGCAAGTAACAAAGGGCAACGACCCTGCAGGTAATCCTATACTTGTTCGTGTACCAATTCAATATGGAGATTCAAGTCGTCAAGCAAGTACTATTATTGCTAATAATAGTGCAAGCAGCGTACCAAGTGCACCCATGATTACTTATTATATCAGTGGATTAGAATACGATCAAAAACGTACACAGGATCCATTCTTTATTGATAAAATGAATGTTCGCCGTCGTACATACAATGCTGATACTCAACAGTTTGAAAACACCCAAGGACAAGCATTTACAGTTGAAAGGCTAATGCCAGTACCGTATACATTGCGTATCACAGTAGACTTTTGGACAACTAACTACAATCAAAAACTAGAATTGATTGAGCAACTTGGTGTATTGTTTAATCCTGCAATGGAATTACAAAGCACTGATAACTTTATTGATTGGACTTCATTATCAGTAGTATATCAAGATGGACTAACCTTCAGTAGTCGCAGTATTCCTGTTGGCTCAGGTAATCCTATTGATGTAATGTCTTGGAAATTCTACATGCCTGTCTGGATAAGTTCAAGTGCTAAAGTTAAGAAACTTGGTGTTATTCATAAGATTATCAATAGTATCTTCCAAGGCAATGCATTGACTGACATGAAAGACGATTCGTTGTTGTTAGGTACACGAGAAAAAGTCACACCATATGGATACAAAGTATTATTGATTGGCAACAGCTTACAACTAGTACCGGGCAGTCAACCTTCATATCCAAACAATGAAGCAATTGACTTGCCAGAAAATCCTAACACACAATTATACTGGACAAGTTTACTAAACGTGTATGGCACAATAAAACCAAGTAGTCAAATTTGGTTAGACAATCCATATCTAAGCAACCCGATTGTTGCAACCTTTGCTCTACATCCATCTGATGATAGAATATTGTTGTTAAGTTTTGACAATGATACATTACCACAAGACACACTAGCACCTGTGGATAGAGTTATCAATCCTCATGTTATTGGCCCACAAGAGTCTAGTGGTATTGAACATGGATTACCCGAAGCAGCAGATGGTCAACGTTATCTAATCGTTGAAGGATTAGATGGAACTAGTGTTGCATGGGGCAGTGTAACTGCAAATCCAAATGACATTATTCAATATGTGTCAAATACAGGTAGATGGGAAGTTGCATTTGATAGCCAATTATTCCCCGATACTCAATTCGTTACTAACTTATACTCAGGTGTTCAATATCGTTGGGCTGATGGTGTATGGATGAAGAGTTACGAAGGTTGGTATTCGGAAGGTGATTATTCTATCGTCATTTAACTATGAGATAAATCATAGTATGATAACAAATACTAGCGCAGGCATTTTCTTCTACGCTATAGATTCACATAGATTTTTATACTTACTAAGAAACGATGAAAGAAACCCAGGCAACTGGGGCATTCCCGGTGGCAAAGTTGAAAAAGATGAAACACTGTATGAAGGTGTTGAACGTGAATGTTTAGAAGAACTTGGCTATTTTCCAAAAGAACCAAAACTTATTCCAATACAGAAGTTTGTAAATAACAACTTCACCTACCACACATTCTTTTGTCAAGTAGATGCTGAGTTTATCCCTAAACTAAATGAAGAACATTGTGGTTATGCTTGGGTAGAGTTTGAGCATTATCCAAAACCATTACACCCGGGATTGTTTAACACAATTAACTTTGATGTTGTACAAGATAAATTACAGAAACTAATAAAAAAAGCCGCATAAAGCGGCTTTTTTGTTGTGCTTAAATTAATTAAGCGTTTTCGATAACAACAGATGTAGCACTGTTGTATGTTGTATCGCCAGTACTGAAAGTCCAGTGAACTGATTGAGGTTGAGAATTTACCAATGGGAAGTTCCAACCGCTTGATCCATAAGGAACTAGTGTTGCTCTGTGTGCTGTTAATTTTTGAACATAATATGTTTTACCAGCACTATCAGTTGCCTTGATAGTCATTTCACCTGCAGAACTTGCTGCACCAGTTGTCTTCAATTGGCAAACTGCTGAACCATCTGCTGTAGTTACGTAATAACGATGTGAACCACGTTGACGATTGATGTCAGCGATTTGGTTTGTGCCACCTGAAGTAGTCTTAGCGTATGCAATGATAGCTGGGAATGCTTCTGCATCATATGGTGTACCATCGTCAGTAGTCAATACTGCGGTAGCTGCTGCACCAGTTGAACCACTGAAACTTACTGCTGCATCGGCAGCATTTAAGTATCCAGAACCTGGATCTGTTACGGTAATGCTCAATAGACCCATAGTGATATCAGCTTTAGCACCTGTACCAGTTGCTGGACTAATTGAATCTAAAACACCTGCACTATTTGTGCTTGGGAATGTAGTGTAATCACCTGCTACTGTTGGTGCGCTGAATGAATATGCACCGAATACAAAGTCAACAGTTGCACCAGAACCAGAACCAGTGTGACTGTCTGGAGATACTGGGTTAGTTGGAGCTGCTGAACTACGAACACCTGGGTTAACAATAGTATAGTTATCAGCGCTACCTGTACCGCCACCTGGACGATTTACACGCAATACACAAGGTGTTGACCAACCTGAACTAAATGTGATTGTATCACCATCAGCGTAACCTGTACCTGTGTTTAAATGTTTTGTAGCTGTAACAACAGTAATAGCCGCAACTGTTGCACGTGCCTTCGTAGTTGCAGTACCTGTGTGTACTTCTACTACATCACCTACGTTATAACCTGAACCATTTGCTGTTGTAGCGAATGATAATGCTTTGTAATGTACTGTACCAGCAACTGATTGTCCACCTGGCAATGTTGGGCCACTGAATGAAACAGTTGGAATTGTTGTCCAACCTGAACCTGCTACGATTGTACCGTAACTTGCAACACCTTGACCACCGATACCTTCGTGTGAACTACGTGAATATGTTGATGCATTATCTCCGGTATCGTTTGTGTTAAGATTACCGAAATATCTTTTTGCTAAAGGACGTCCCATTTTATTTCTCCTAGAAAATGTGGGTTCTAACCCACTACGCGGTTGAACTTCCGCATAAAACTCACCCTATGTGAGTCGTACTAGAATATTTATCTTATTAGACGAGTTTACGTGGGTAGAGAATACCGTTGCCTGGTCTACTTGAACTGTTGTATGGATAGGTTTGTCCAGTGACTCCGGTTAATCTATATAGATTTCTACCGTTAGGTGCACCCAATCCAGTTACTGGATTCCAACTGTTAGTAGTTGAAATATATCCTGCATTTATGTTTGCAATGTTAGCTGTTGTAATGTCGCTATTACCAATCACACCTGTATTAGTAAATGTTTTATCAAACGTAGCATTGAAAAATGCAGTTTTAACAAAGGGATAAAACTCTGTCATAAATGTACTTGCACCATATGCAGGTCTTCTTCCATGATTCAATGAAATGAATCTAGCAAACATACCTAAGATTACAGGGCAACTAGCACTTGTGCCGTTTGCTGCAACTAATGCATTGTTGAAATAAAAAACATAATTGTAATATGGTGCAGCTAAATCAGGAACACCTCTACCAACTCTTGGACTATTAGTAAGTGCATACTTGACTAACTTAGTGCTTGTATTACTCAACAATCCTGCACCAATATACGGCAATTTATCTTGCCATGCTGGTACTGGTATGATTCTACTAATACCACCACCTGAGTTTTGTGCTGCATACTCAGTATTTCTTGTACCATCAGTATTAAGGGTTAGGTAAGTCCCACCAACAGCAATTACTCTTGCGCTACTTGCAGGATATACAGGAGCAATACCAAGTAAAGGATTAACTGAATTGTCTACTGTAGGGTTGTATGATCCAAAATCTCCGCTAGCAACAAAAACTGTTATGCCCAATGCTTCTGCGTTTGCCAACACAGTATCAAATACATCACCACCTGGTTGACCATGATCTCCAACTTCATTAGTACCCCAAGAGATATTAATCAAATCACATCCATCGTTAATGGCTTGTTGCACAGCAGCATTAAAATCTGATACAACTTGTGAATTGTTAGTCATATCAGGGGATGCAATATAGATATTAATAGTTGCATCGGGAACCATACTAGCAATGCAAAAAATATCTAAAGTGTTTTCGATACTATAAACACTATTATCAAAGTCATTGGTTGCACTGTCAATTGAAATGAAATTAATTGAAGGAGATTCTAAACCTAAGTCACTCATTGACCTGTCTAAATCGCTTTGTAAAAATCCTCCGCCCAAGCTGATGATTCCAATAGTGACTTTAAACCCAGTACTTTCAGGCATATTGTATGCTTTTGAAATCATAGGAGGTGTTAGATAGTTATCCTTCACAACGGCATCACTGATACTAGAAAAATCAGCTACGAATTTGTGAGAGTTGATAAGTGGTTTAAAAATCATTTTATTTCTCTAATGGCAACACAGTTAATGTAACAGTGATAGCTTGATGAGCACCACTTAAATTATTAACTCTCAATTGAATGTTTCCATCAGGAACTGATTCATTACTGAAACCCATCAATGCTGGTGTAAACACAATCGGGTCAGTGTTGGCAGTAACAACTTCAGCAATAACTCCTGAACCTGGAAGAGGATCACTTGTAATTGGTCTAGAAGCATCTGCCGTTCTAGCAGCAACAGAAGTATAAATTGTTACCCAAGCAGCAGCCGTTGTTTGTAAACTATATAAAGCATAACCTTTATACGCAGAGATTGTAACGTTTGCTGAAACCGCATTCGCAATATTAGCAGTTGCTATACTGACATTGGATCTACTTGGCAATGTACCTGTCAATAAACTACCGTTACCAATATAGAATCCATTACTTGTGACATTACCTAACACGCTTAAGTTAGCAAGAGGACCTACGCTTGTAATATTAGGTTGATTAGGTGCAACTACTGTAGTAGCAGTAGCTGCTAAGTTAGCTATGTTAGCACGTTGAACATTACCTATAATGTTACCTGCTTGAATATTACTTAAATAACCACCGTCGCCTAAGAAATTTGTTGCTTGTACGTTACCTGTAACTGTCAAGTTAGCAAGTGTGCCCACACTAGTAATATTTGGCTGTGCATTTGTGTAAACTGTACCAGCAATTAAACTATTACTAACTTGTCCAGTTACATTTGCTCCTGTAATTGCTGACAATGAAGAACCATTGCCAATAATTACATTACCGGTAATGTTACCTGTAACTACTAATCCGTTAGCTAATGTTGTTCCTGAATTTGCAAGTGTTGCATAAGTGTGGAATCCGTTACCTGTACGGAATACAAACTGTCCATTAGCATTAGCACCAACTGACACATCAAAGTACATGAAACTTGGAACAGTTGAAAAATCACGAATAGCCATGTTAGCACCAACACCAGTTGTTGGCACGAATGCAAGTGCTGATTGATTCTGTGCTCCGTTACCAACAACAAATCCATTGCCACCGGTACCATATGAACTAACGTTATTGGCACTTAATGCGTTTGCTACCTTCAAGTTTCCATTACTTGTGACATTACCTGTAACTGTCAAGTTAGATAATGTTCCGATACTAGTGATGTTAGGTTGTGAGGCATTGCGTATTGTGTTTGCAATATTTGCATTAGCAACAAATCCAGTAACATTACCACCAGTAATGTTGCTTAATGTTCCACCGTCACCTGAAAAACGTGCTGAGGAGATATTACCGGCAGCTAGTAAATTACCAAACAAATGAATATTATCAGTTGTTAATGTATTACTAGTGTCGTTGTATGTTAGATTACTTTGTCCAGCAAATTGTGTGCTGGAGTTATATTGAATTTGTGTGTTGCCGCCACCAGGAGCACCACTACCCAAACCTGATACTGTAGCCCAGCTTAAATTTCCGTGAGCATCAGTTTGAAGAACTTTACCGTTATTGTTTGTAGTGTCACCGGTATTATTAACAATTTTTAAATTACCTATTGCAATTGATAATGTTCCACTTAATTGACTGAAACTTATTGAACAGTTTGGATCACTGGTTAATACCTCAGTGTTGGTTACTTCACCAGTTCCAACTGGGTGTAAGATAGGGTCATTCCCTATAAATAAACGATTTTCGTCTGTTGCAAACCCTAACTCACCTATATCAAGTTGAGGTAAGTCGGAAAGTGCTCCGACTCTATGTTGCATTTTTGAAATTTGTACAATTGGCATAATATATCCGTCCGATATATTATTTATCACCCTTTATACGAACTGACTATAGTATTGTTCTAGTCTTTTGTACCACTCTTGTTGATACTTGTCAAACTCATTTCCTTCTATGATAAACTCTTGGTACATAGCGTTCGGATCGCACATAAAAATGACGCCTTTGCGGATTTTTGTACCGTGAAGTTCGTTATGTGCTGTTGCATAAGCCGTAAGTTGTATAAAGTAGTCGTCAATCCACTCACGCTTTTTAGGCTTATTAGTCTGCTTATGATCCATAATAGATTCACTACCATCATGGACACCGACCAAGTCAGTTGTTCCAGCGTATACTGCAGGGAAATATAATGGGACTTCTGTACCCCAAAATTCAGTGCATTGCGATAAGCCTTGCCTGATAATTGAATCAGCCATTTTGTGACTTTGGATACTATAGGGATTCGATCCTGATGCATTTAACACCCCTGTCTTGATATAATCTTCCAAGAACTTGTGCATTCTTGTACCGCGACCTGCGGCTTCTGTTGTAATCTCTTGTGCTTTAGCATGGCCTACACGATTACGCCAGTTTTGTAAAATTAATTTCTTTTCTTCAGGAGTAGTTGCTGAAAGAATCGTAGTTACTGATGGAAGTTTGTTACCGTCGGGTGTAGCATATCTACGTCCCTCTGGTGTATCAACTCTACTAATAGGTTCGTAAATAAATTTATTTGGTATGTACATATGGAAATTGTACTACAAATTTCTCTGTAGTACAATATTATTGGTTAACTTAGTTTAGCAGTTTGCTTACTAGCCATCTGTTGAAGAATCTTTTCATTCTCCCCGGGCTGTTCATCACCCATATCGCCAAAGTCTTCATCGCCACCTTGACCTTTGAAGATAACTTTATCACCTTCAATTGCTGTAATGATGTTGACTAATGGTTCTTTTTTAATCAAATTATATATGTCAGACTTGCCAATCGTTACTCCGTTATCATTTAGTAAATTTAAGAAGTCATCAACTGACATTGGTTCGTCTGTCTCAGCCATTTTGGACTTAAGCTGAATAGCTACGCTAGCCAGCTTAACACGTAGTGGATCATCGTCAGCGAACTCAAATAGTCTCATATTAACGCTTTGCACGTCCTACGTTTGGCTCAGGCAATTCGCTTGGTTCTTCTGGCATTTCTGGTTCTGCACCCATTTCAGAGTCATCACCTATGTCGCCACCAAGTTCTTCATCACCCATTGTAGGTTCTGCGCCCATACCGTCATCCATGCCCATATCCATGTCACCACCTTGACCGGTGATAACACCCAATGCACCTTGTAGACCTGCTTTAGCTTGTGTCAATGCGCCTTGCAATGAGCTTAATGCTTCAGTTGCTTGTTGATTGAAAGAATCACCTTCTGTAGTACCAACTTCACTGTTAACACCGTCAACAACTGCTGGAAGTTCTTTAACTAGCATGTCAGAAATTTGTTCAACCATCTTTTGTAGGCTGTCAACCATTTCTTGTGCTGCTAAAATAACTTGTGATTTTTCAACTTCTTCGTTTTCTACAACGATACGTTGATTATATACAGGTAAAGCCTTCAATGTAGCAAAGTGACTTGCTAATGCTTGTTCCATGAACACTGCTTTCAAGTATGCTGGGTTGTTTTGGCCTTGGTGAACTTTACCAGCAGATTTCATTTCTGCGATAAAACCACGGACTTTACGTAGCATACGATTAGTGTCATATAGACCTAAACTGTCAACATCTAAGTTAGCATTGAAATGTTCTTTTAGAGCTTTCTTAGCTGCTTGAGTTGGTTTCATATTAAATTCTGTTAGTTTCATAGTTTTTCCCGAAGTAACTTATATTGTATTTATCATCTTTGTTTATTTTGCTGCTTCTTTGAACTGACGGTATTGCCAGTTTTTAGCATTAATTACAAAACGGTCTAGTTCTTCAATAATAGCTTTTTGCTTCATTTGGTCTTCTTGTAATTTGACTATGTGAAGTGTTTTTGTATCTAAGTCTTTTGCTTTTTTAGCTAGTTTTTTGTGAATCTCATAGCTTACAACTGCACCCTCAAGCAAAATATCTAAGTCTTTGACACGATTTGCATCCACAAGTTTATCACGTTTGTACATAGTAGTCCAAACAATCGCATTTTTTAAATTGCTAAAAATCTCAGTTAAGTCGGTTCTGTTCTTAGTAACAATAAACTTATTACCTACTTTTTTGATGTGATACTCGCCAAATAATTGATATCCATCTTTTGTATCATAGATGATGGACTCAATTAAGGACTGTATATCATTGTTGTCAAACATGTTTTTCAACATGTCAAATTTCTTTTTACTCATCTCTTAATATCTCAAAATGAATGTTTTTTAGTTCAGGACTAGTATCTAAAAATTGAGGTAGTTTATCCCAAGCTGTGTTGGTTTTGATGATGGGGACACCGTTTGCATCAGTAAACAATGATCCTAATTCGTCTATCCCATCATAAAAAACTTTAGCCTGTGCAATATCAAAGTCAAAGTACCAGCATTTTTGATCCTCTTCGTCATCAAATAAGAACCCAAAATTTTCAAATTCTTTAAAATTGACTAAAATTTCTTTAGTGGATGTGTTATTTTCAGGTTGACTACGTATTGAAATAATCTGCAATATCGTATCGTAGTTTAACTGTGTGTTACGCTTTTGTTCCCAAATTTTAATTTCTTCGGTTGTGTAGGTTGACGGTGCTTTTCTGTTTAGTACACCGGTTTTTGTAATATCAAAGAGTGTGTAACATCTGATTCTGTAACTCATACAGTATTTATAGAGGTAAAAAAGCCCGAGAAATTCTCGGGCCTGTTTATTAATCTAAGTTTTAGATTAGAATGATGCGCCAGTAGATGCACTTGCGTTACCGTTAGTAACGTTAGAAGCAATAGCTGTGTTGATTGCCAATGCCAAACTTGCTGCTGTGTAAGCGCCTGTTGGGTATGTAGCAATGCTGATGTTACCTGTAGAAGATGTGTTAACATTGTACAAGTAAACTGTACCCAATTGTTGGATAGTTTGGATAGCTGCTGCAACGTTAGAAGTTGTAGCTAGGTTACAGTTAGCGCCACCATTGATAGTGAAGAAGTCTAACTTAGGACCTTGTGGTTGTACTGTTACACCAGTTGTTACGTCATTCAATGAACCTGTTGTGTATGAATTTGTGTCAAAGTTCATTACCGGTTTAAAGTCACCGTGGACTTTTGTTTGATCTGCCATGATATTTTCCTTTTAAAGTTTGTGAGTCATATAGACTCTATGTTTATTTATGCCTATTTAAAAATTTTTTGGTTTTACTTTGCTTTTTTACCAGTTATAACTTCTTTTCTAAGTTGCTGATATGCTCGGCGGTCTAGTTTATTAAGTCTTTGCATCGCACCTTTAGCAACATCGGAAATGTCGTTTAAATCTGTCATTCTTGCAACTTTGCTAATTACTCCGGTAGCTACTGGGCTAGGTTGGTCAGAAGCAGTCGGTGCTTTATCAGCCGTAGCCGTCGCTGCACCGGAACCACTGGAATCTCCGTTAGCTTTCTGTTGAACTGCTAACATATACATTGCATTAGCTGCTTTAGTTGGATCATTTCCCACTGAGGTAGTAATTTTTTCAATTTCTGCTTCAGGTACAGACCAGCCGTATTTGTTAATATAGCTTCTGATATACGGTCCTATTGCCCCGTCACCCACGCCTGATCGGTGAGCAGACAACTTGAAACGATTATAATCACTTATAAATTTATTTAAATAATGCTGACGAACTGCCGAACCCTGCCAACCTAGAGATTGACCTAATCCACCTAGATGAGTATATGCTTTTGATTTGGCCCAATCTAGGCCTAAGAAACACTTGACCAGTGCCACCAAATCCAATGGAATCGCTATCACGATGCCGTATTGGGATGAGCG